GAATATCTAGGTGGTGACAACTTGTATTATTTGTCATTTCGCAGTGGTCAAGCTCCTAATGAACAAACAGGATTCATGCAGTTTACAAGTAATAATCAGTTCGTTGATGGTTTTTACAGTGTAATCGAGGTAAAAAATACATTTAGCAATGGTAGGTTTACGCAAGTGTTGAAAAGCTTCAAAGATACATTTAGTAATACCGGTAATAGTGAAATGGATAAATTTATAAAAGAAGCAGAAATAAACCAACAGTTAAGATCTACTGCGTCAACTGCTACACCTGCGATTAGACCGCCTAGCCCATTAGCTCAACAACAAATACAAGCCAGACGGACGCAAGACGCTGCAAACGCCAATCGCCCCGAGGCACAAGAATGACACTTTTAAGTCGTACATCAAGCACACCCGGTGATTATAGTTTAGAGCCTGAAGGACGATCTCCCCTACTTACAAAAATGTATGTGGGGTTTGTGAGAGAAACTGATGATGACAGCCGCATGGGCCGCCTTAGAGTTTGGATACCAGAAATATCTGGAGGAGACGGTCTAGACCCCAGCTCGTGGTTTATTGTCAGTTATTGCAGCCCGTTTGCTGGGGCTACTAGCGTCTACAACAACAAGCCAAATGATCAAAGTTACACCGCCAGTCAACGTAGTTATGGCATGTGGTTTGTGCCCCCTGACAAAGACAACGAAGTAATTTGTGCTTTTATCAACGGCGACAGCAGCAAAGGAATTTGGCTGGGCTGTTTATATCAACAAAACATGAACAACATGGTTCCAGGTATTGCAGGCAACGGAGGCACAGCCGGTGCCCCTGTCGTGGAATATAACAAGCGCAACCAATATAATGGTGATCCCAGTGAAACTTCTCAAAGGCCTGAGTTTGAACCACTACGCGATGGACTTTTAAGACAAGGTTTGTTAAATGATCCAGTACGTGGTATTACAAGTGCCAGCGCCAGACGACCTGATCCTATTAACAGTGCATATGGGTTTTTAACACCTGGCGGTAGCCAAGTTGTGTTTGATGACGATCCCAGCAATAGTTTTATTAGACTGCGAACACAGCAAGGCGCACAAGTTTTAGTAAACGACAGCACCGGTTGTGTTTACATGAACAGTGTTGATGGCAAAAACTGGGTGGAGCTCAGTGCAGGTGGTGAGATTGACATCTATGCACAAGCTGATATCAGTATTAGAAGTCAAGGTAGTCTAAACTTACGTGCAGATTTAGATGTGAATATTGAAGCTGGTCGCAGCATTTACATGAAAGCTCGTGATGAACAAGCTGGGCCTATTCCTGATATTGCTATATTTCTGGATCCCACTAATGCAGGAAACTTGATAATTGGACAAGAACAATACACTTACTACGGCAATTGGCAAAGTTCCACCACTGGTCAAATAAGCAACACATCAGTAGTGTTTACTGATGGGTTAGTTGTGGAGTTTCGTAGGGATGAAGATATTGCAAAAAATCTAATCAGTTATGCTGTTAGTGGTGTTAATAAAAGCATTGAGTTAACCCCTACTCCCACAAGTGCCACTCCTTCAGGAGGCGGTGTAATAAAAATGGAAGCTGTAAAAGAGTTTCATGTTTATGCACAGCAAAACATGTATGTAAGCAGTTTGAAACAAATTCACACCAGTGCTGGAACGGACATGCTGCAAACTAGTTTTGGTAATTTCAGTAGACGCAGCAACGGCTACATTAGAGATTTTGCCAGTGGTGATTTTGGTATATTAAGTTCTGGAGGTTACACCTTGCAAGCTCCCCGAGTAGACATAAATGGTCCTGCTCCTGGTGTCGGCGGAACAGCCGCAGTTGCTAGCACACCTATTGATTTAAATCAAAAAGACATGCAAATCATAACTGACGGGCAGTTTAGATATATTTTGATCAACACCATCATGCCACGTTTGCCTTACCATGAACCCTACACAGGACACAGCGCCCGAGTTTTTGGCCTAAATGGCAGTATTGAAGTAGGAAGCAACGGTGGTTTGCGTGCTGGACAAATCATTCCCGGCCAAGAAAAACCTCTAGATATTATTGGCAGCCCTAGAGAAGGGCAGCCAGCTGGGCGCTATAGTGGTCAAGGATATGACGAAAAAGGCAACCCCATATACAAATATGAAGGCGGCAGCGGGGATTTAGGTGCAGCCGCAAGTTATCGTAGTTCTAGCAGTCTCATCGAGTTTATAAAAAGACACGAAGGTTTGAAATACAGTGTTTACAAAGATCCTGTGGGCTTACCTACAGTGGGATATGGGCATTTGGTGACTGCGCAAGAGCAAGCTAGCAACAGCGTGCTTATTGGGGGAGTTAATGTCCCCTTGAGTAGACCACTTACTCAAACAGAAGTTGACACTTTACTTCGCCAAGATTTAGACACCAAAGCTGAACTTTACGTTAGAAAGTTTGTTAAAGTGCCTATAACACAAAGCCAATTTGATGCTCTTACAAGCTTTACCTTCAATCTTGGTGGTGGTAGGCTGCAAAAAAGTGATATTTTGGAACAGTTAAACAAAGGTAACTATAGTGAAGTGCCTAACCTTTTGTTACAGTATGTATATGCAAAAGGCAAGATATTACGCGGCCTAGTAACACGGCGCGAAGCTGAAGCCAGTTGGTTCCGCGGCAAGCCGGTGACTGGTGCATAACACTGTCACCGGCAAGGTCACCAGCAGGCATTTGTCACCAACACTTAGCCCAGCGGTCCATGCGCCAATCTTCGCAAGGTTTGAAACTGCTAAACGCATGAGGATCAGCAGCTAGTTCACGACGTCGTTCATTGTAAACCTCCACAAGTTTGCCACGGCAATTGTTGGAGTCTTTGCATTCATGATACGCCTTCCAAACAGAACTAACACAACTGTTGTCTCCTTTGGCCCGACACTCCTCCTGGAATTTCCAAGTCAATCTCCACAGTCTGTCATGTTCATGTTTGCTGATATAATAGGGGTTTTGGTATGTAAAAATACTTACTTCACGGGGATTTTTGCCTGTGAAGTTTCCAATATCAGCTATAGGCCAAGCAACAAAGCCTAGAGTAATAGCCATCCCTACATGGCCCAACGGCCGGTAGATGTTATACAAACACCAAGTTAAATATCCCACAAACCCCACCGAGGGGATCATACCAATAAACCCCCACCAAACAGTTGCAGGTTTCGTTACACGTTGCGCAGTTGCTTGCTGAGCAATATCAGCCCAACTAGGTTCACACAACAACATCACAGCCACCGTACCTAGAAGGATTGGGAAAATCGTTTTCATGTCTCTACTCATGGATCAAATGTAATAAAAGGACCAAAATAATAGTTGATTGGCGCAAATAAAGCTAGGAAAATAACAAATATTACCACAAGCACTAGAATAGGAAAGCCCGTGACTTCAAAAAACTGTAGTAGTCCGGGAAGTATGAAAAAGATAAAAAACAATGCAAACAACATTTACCAAACACTCCACAAAAACTTACCAGCATGCATAATTCAAGCTCACTTGCCCAGATTCAAATCAGCCAACTCGCGGTTGGCGCCGCCATCAACAACTGCATTGCTCACTGCCGCTTTGCTCATGATCAGTTCACCCATGTCCTCTTCCACAGTGCCCTCGGCAACAAGATTGTAAACAGTGACGTTGTCCAACTGCCCGATGCGGTGAACACGATCCGCAGCTTGGATGAGATCACCCGGGGTCCAAGGCAGCTGGAGAAACGCACACGCCCGAGCCGCCGTGAGCGTGATGCCAAAGCCTGCACTGGCAATGTTCAAGACAATCACCTGCACATCATTGCGAGTTTGGAAGTCCTGTGCTGCCTGGGCACGCTGCTCCAAGCTAACGCCGCCGCGAATCACTCGCACGCCGATATTAGCTGCTGCGAGACGTTCAGCAACTTGATCAACCATGCGCTGGTGATGTGCAAACACCACAAGCTTTTCACCCTGCTCAACAAAGTCCATGATCCATTCCACGGCATTGTCCAGCTTGGCATATGCAGCAATCTCACGGCACTTGCCCAGCGCCACGATGGCTTCGTCGCTCTTAGCAGCATTACCGCCATGCCGCACCAGGGTTTCCATGCCCTGCTTCCAAGCGCCCGAGCCCTCAAAAGCGGCTGCTACAGAATCATACTCAGCGCGATCAAACTCCAGGGGAACCGTAACAAAAGTCTTGGGCGGCAAATCCCGTAGCACGTCCTGCTTGAGACGACGCAGCATGCAAGTTTCAGTCAACAGCGTGTTGATCTCGGCTTCGTTGCTGCTGCCGTTAAAGTCCCAGCCCCAGCGGGTCTTATGGGCGTTGCAGAACTTAGAAGCAAAGTTAAAGAAGTTTTCAAACTGCGGCACCCAGCCAGCCAACGTGTTCACAGTTGTCCACAGCTCAACAGGCCGATTCAACATGGGCGTGCCCGTGCAGAACGTCACATGCGGCACAGCATCATGCGCCTGACGAAACTGGCCACGCTGCCGGGGAATTTCCTCACGTCCTGTCACCAGCCGCAAAAAAGCCTGCGTGCGATGGGCTTTGGGATTTTTGATCTTGTGGCTTTCATCAGCCACAACATAATCGTAGTTTTGCGCTTCCAGTGCAGCCAGGTTGCGCTCGACAATGTCGTAGTTGATAAGGGTTACATCATAACCCGGCTGCGGTACACGGCTGAAACTCACATGCGGCCATTGTGCCCTAAGCTGTACCTGACGCTTTTTGCTGGGCACAAAGCCCACAATCAGCACGCTGAGCTGGCTGCCCAGCATGAGAGTGATTTCCCGCCGCCAGTTCAAGAGCAAGGTCTTGGGCAGCACCACCAGCATGGGAAAGCGGCGGTTTTGCCAAGCATACGCCATGACCTGCGCGGTCTTGCCCAGTCCGGGCTCATCAGCCAGCAGCACGTTGCCGTCCCAGCGTTCGAGATAAGCCACGCCCTGCGCTTGATATTCCTTGAGCTGAAAACTAAAGCCCGGGATATCGCAAGCCTGCGTGTTGCTGTTAAGCACGCTAACCAACGCATCCGGCACGGGCAAGCGGTGCTTGACGCACAGCTGATACACCTTGCGGGCGTTGGGCACTGTAGCGGAAACGTGAAGCATTTCAAGCCCCGTGATGCACTGTAGTCATATATAGCACGGTTGCCTAAAACGTCAACCAAAAAAATGCCTGCATGGTGGCAGCCTCATGATGAAAGCCCGCCTAGGTCAGCAAAAACAACAGCTTACAGTGCAAACTTACGGTTGTAAAAACAATAGCTTAGCGATTTTCACGCTCTGTCGTGCGGTTCATGGTTAAATATGCTACGTGGGCACGCTAGCGGGGATCAAAATTAAATCAAGAAAAAGGTTGACAGCCGGGTCATACGTGCTAGTATGGCAAGGTAAAGCAAGGAGCATGCCTTGAAACACTGGATGGTGGATCACACAGCAAGCCGTACCGTTGAGGGCATGATCATGTCCTTGGCTGGTGTGTGCGATGGTGCGCACAAGCATGACGCACAGGGCTTTTCGGGTGCAGACACAGAGTTTGGGCACAGCCTGGCTCAGCGTGCCCAGCAAGGGCGTGCCTACACTGTCAAGCAAGCGCAGGGCGCACTCAAGCTGGTCAACAAGTACCGACGGCAGTTGGGCGGCGAGGCTGTGGTGCAGGCTTTCCTGGTTAATCCTGTGTTTAAGGCCCAGCCCTATGATCCTGCTGCTGCCCCTGCTCCCGAGGCTAGCCCCAACAACAAGCCTGCGGACCGCGAGCTTGTCAGCAAGGACACCCTGGCAGTTTTCAAGTTTCGCTATGACCCCGAGCTGGTTGCAGCTATGAAAACCATTCGTGGCTCGCACGGCGACAAGCGTTTTTATGCCAGCTGGGACCCGCAAAACAAAGTGTGGACTGTACCGGTTAATACCACCAGCATCTGGCTGATCATGGATGTAGCGGAGCGGTTTCGCTTTTCCGTGGAAGAACGTTTTAACGAATATGTCCGCAAAATACAAACCAAAACCAGCGACAGCCGCATGATGCTGGCACTTAACGGCGGACAGAACATTGTTGTTGACGATGGCATGATTACAGTTGCCATTGCTGATCCTGATATTCTCAAGGAGTTCCAAGATGCACTCGCTTCCTGAAGGTTTTGACCGTGAGCTTCTCAAAGAAGCTTTTCTCGACATGCCCACGCCCCATGGCGCTGTTTTTGATGATCTCCGACGGTGGTGTGGCAAGTGCCTTGTCCCCGTAAGAGGCTGTGAGGCTGTGGTAGGTAATTCCTGGGCTGACAAGATTTGTCCCCAATGCACAGCAATTTGGCCTGAGTTTATTGATCTCTATCAAATGTGGATGATGATGGAACATGACGAAGACGAAGAGGGCACAGAAGTGCTCTATGTGAACTGATCATGGAAACTCAACATTTCATGGTGGTCCGCCAGGACGACAACGGTTGTAGGTATGCAGTAGCAGACAAGCTTAGCCAATACGAGGCCGACCTGCTAGCTCTACGACTGTCAGCTCGCGGACACAAACAAACTTTTTTTGTGCAAAATTGGACCACTGCTCAGCAACGTAGGGACTTTTTGATGTGTGATTAAAGCACGTAGCAACAGGCAACTAAGTATCAAACAGCAAGTGCAGTTGGGAAACCAACTGCACTTTTCTTTTGCTTGAATCTCCGGCTGAAACTGTTATAAATATCAAA